CCTAGCTGTTACAAGGTGCAATGGTGCGCCTATATTGCGAGGAGTAGTAGCAATGCAAACAACAACTATTAGACTATTTGGCAAGACAGTGGCAACGTATGGCAAGCGCAAGCGTTTTGTGGAGAACCGTTTCGGTATGAAGCGAGGTTCTACATTCATGGGCTTGCATACGGGCAAGACTAGCCACTATCTGTCAGTGCCAGCACTAGCCAAGCGCAAGTTTGGAGGAGTGCAAGACATTGTAAATATCACTTGACTATAGGGGACAACGGTGCGATAGTATCGTTGTACCTTGTAACAGCTAGGAGTGAAACCAATGTATAAGCGAGACAATAAAGCAATAGCAAAGTTTGCCCTAAAAAATCCAGATAATCTGGTAAGGGTAGCCACGTTTGTGTTGACTACAATACAAGCAGGTTTAGCGACTACGCATAACCAGATGCTAGATATTGATAAGCATGGTGTGGATAGCAAGTACCTATGGGGCAACAAGCGTCAAGGGTATGAGTATTTGCAGGAGCATAAGCAAGTACTATATGCGGCAGTCAAGGCGGCAGTAAAAGCTAACGATGCAGTAGGTGCTATAGATGTATTAACCAACGTGCCTAACTTAGGCATAGTCAAGGCGGCATTTGTAGTGCAGATGGTAGGGCTAGATGTAGCCTGTATAGATAGCCATAACTGTGATAGGCTAGGCTTGCCACGCACTGCACTGCGCTTCAGTAAGAAGGTCAAGCCAGAGGTCAAGCGCAAGAAGATTGCCGACTATGTACAGTTTACAAGAGACACAGGTGGCAGTGAATACTGGTGGAATACTTGGTGCGAGTATGTAGCAGGTAACAGGGCTAACAAACAGCTTGACACAGGTAGCAAAGTAAGTAAGTATCATGTAACAGCAGTCATGCAGATGGCATAAGGAGTAGTAACCATGTTAGAAAAAGCATTAACAATATTGACAATCTCAGGTGGGTCTGTTATGATGTACCTATCAGGAGCAGAGCTTGTATACTACAACGGACTAGGTATGCCAGCAATATACACAGCATCTGTGCTAGTACTAGGTGCAGGTATCAGGTCAATCATTAAGGAGTAGAGACAATGCGAGTAACTAAACACATGCTAGAGGTACGCTTGGGACGTATTAACAGGACAGTAGTAGATGGTGTATTCACAGGCTATCAGCTAAACAATGCACCTTGTTATGGTGGTTGGCAGTTGACATGTAATGATGGTAGCACTATCATACAGCATAGACTACCACCAAAGCAGATGCTAAACTATCTTGATGGTGTAATACTAGGGCTTGACATGGGCAGATATGGAGCAGTAAAATGAGACTAGAGGTAGACGCAGATACAGGTGAGCTACACATACCAGAGTTTGCACATGGCTACCTGTTATCAGAATCGTACATGATATTTAGCGTTGTACTAGAATCAGGTGAAACAGACGAAGATTGGCAACAGATAAACGATACACCACTGTCATCAGGAGAACACTGCGACTATGCAGATTATGACCTTAACTTCTGGTATGATGAGGATGAGGACAAGTGGCACTGCACTGCCTATGAGATATGGCGTGATGAAGAAGGTGTGGCACATACCAAGACAGACGAACACAGGAGATTGTGGTAATGACCAAGCAGATAGAACTTGACAGCGACAACATGGTAGTGTATATAGATGGGGGGTATTTACCAGCAAAGCTAGAGTACCATAGGAATGAAGAGGTTGACCAGTACGTAGTAGCTGTGGTAGAGTATGAGATAGAGCTAGAAATGTATGACGAACCACAGCTAGAGTTAGTAGTAGATAACGACAATGACAAAGATTAATCCAGTAGCAAAGGCACTGCTACAAAGCAGAAGGCGTACACAGTACGTACCTAACAAGAAGAAACACAACAGACAGAGGGATAAGGGGACTGGCTATGAATATCTTTTATCTGAGCAAGATACCAGAGGAAGCAGCAGAGATGCACTGCGACAAGCACGTAGTGAAGATGATACTTGAGACAGCACAGCTACTCAGTACTGCACACAGGGTACTAGATGGTGACGAGTGGGCAGACTATGTAGACTTGTATAAGTGTACGCACATCAACCATCCATCAACAGTGTGGGTACGTGCTAGTGCTGACCATTACAAGTGGACACTTGACCTGCTGTTCTATCTGTGCAAGAACTACACACTCAGGTATGGTAAGTTACACAAGACACAACGACTACTAGATAGTCTTGGTATACTACCAGAGAACATACCAGACGAAGGCTACACACAACCACCACAGTGTATGCCTGACCAATACAAGACAGACTGTTCAGTAGATGCCTATCGTGCGTACTACATGGGCGAGAAGGCTAGCTTTGCAGTCTGGAATCACAGCGACACACCAGTGTGGTGGAAGGAGACAGTATGAGAAACAAGTACGATGATGCCTACGTTATGGGCTACCACAATGGATATCATGGGTTGACATACGACAACCAGTATGATAAAAAGAAACAGCCACAGTACAATGTAAAGTACAAGCATGGGTACGAGGCAGGTAACGAGATGAAGAACAAGGAGCAGTGGAATGAGCATGGGATACACTAGATGTCCTTACTGTAACTCAAGTGAGGCAGAGAAACTGTACGCAGTAGACCACAAGGTTGAGTGCTACTGTCATAACTGCTACGCTGAGTGGACAACAGAACCAGAGGTGTTGCAAGATACACCATACGAAACCTTTATGTTGCAGAACTATGGTGAGGTAGTATGAGTACATTAGTAGGTGGGTGGATAGTAGTGATGTTACTGACTACACTATGGGGTGCCTGTCGTAACCATAAAGATATTAGTATACCATTTACAATGGTAATGTTAGGTGGAGTAATAGTGTTAGGTATTGCAGCTATGTTAGACAATCTATAACATGTAATACATACTATAGTATAATGTAAAACAGGGGGTCTCCTTATGGATGTAACTTTAGAAACAGACCAAGACCTTATTGACCACCAGCTACAGTTAGAAACTGAGATGATGACAGGTGGTATAGAAAGATTTAGAAAGGAACGTGACGCATCAATAGAACGTGGTAAAGAGAGCCACACTCTGCATGGCAGGGCTATCATAGCTAGGCTAGTGGATGACATGACCGTAGCTATACGAGAGTGGCTGGACAATCCAAGTAATACATCACGAGACATAGCATGGAAGAGGGTGAAGGATGTACACCCAGAACAGTTAGCATACCTCAGTCTAGTCACACTGGTGGACAGCATCAGTAGAAAGAACACACTGATGTATGTAGCTAGAAGCATAGGGTCAGCCGTTGAGATACAAGACAGGCTGGACAGGTGGATAGCAGACGAGGGTGACATAGCACGTAACACAATCAAGCAAGCTATGAAGAAAGCCTATGGTGCTAGACGCTATGGCCTGACTAACAAGATGAACAAGGATGGATACAAGGAGAACACATGGCAACAGTCAGAGCGTGTACATGTGGGCTTCAAGATGGTAGACCTTATCATCCAGAGTACAGGTATAGTAAAGCTGAACACACAGCAGGTTAAACGTACAAGCAAGACTACCTATGTTATACCTGAGACAGACACAGTAGAATGGATTGATGCGTTCAATAGTTTTGCTGAGACACACAGACCTAGACTACTACCATGTGTTATCATCCCTAAGGATTGGACAGGTGTGACAGGTGGTGGGTATCATGGTCACGAGATTAACAAGCTACCTATAGTGAGGCGTAGATGAGTTTAAAGACACACTTAAATAGATTGCGTAGGCAAGACCTAACACAAGAGTATGCCTGTCTTAACACACTACAGCGTACTGAGTGGCGTATAAACAAGCAGGTGCTTGAGGTCACACGTAACTTGTGGGACAATGGACATCAGGTGGGCAACCTACCAGCCAAAGAGGACTTACCTCTACCACCCTATCCATTTGATAAAGAACCTGAAGAGATGACTGAGCAAGAGAGGGATGTGTTTCGCACGTGGTCACGCAAGCGTAATCAAATCTACTCCTTAAACAATCGCAGCATGAGCAAGCGTGTGCAAGTGGAGCGTACACTAAAGATAGCAGAACAGTACAGCAGGTACGATAGGTTCTACTATGTATGGCAGAACGACTTTCGTTCACGCAAGTACGCATCAAGCACGTTTCTCTCTACTCAGTCAGCAGATTGGAGCAAGGCTTTACTAGAGTTTGGCTACCCTGTCACCATCAACAGTTGGGATGATGCACGTTGGCTGTGCATACATGGTGCTAACCTGTATGGTAACGACAAGGTAACACTGGATGAGCGTGAGCGTTGGGCTTGGGACTTTGCTGAGATGTGGTGTCATCGTGTGGTATCTAATCCATACGAGTGCATGGTCTGGCTTGAGGCAGACAAACCCTTTCAGTTTCTAGCGTGGTGTTATGAGATGTCAGGCTTGATGAAGGATGGCTGGGGATTTGAGACACGTCTACCCTGTGCGGCAGATGGGTCATGCAATGGACTACAGCATCTCTCTGCCATACTGAGGGATGAGCAGGGTGGTAAGGCTACCAACCTAACAGCATCTGAACTACCTCAGGATATCTACACACAGGTAGCACAGGAAGCTATGCGTAAGGTACGAGAGGATGACACAGAACTAGCACGTAAGTGTTTAGAGTTTGGGATAGACAGGAAGATAGCCAAGCGTCCTGTTATGATAGTACCCTACTCAGGTACACGTCACGCATGTAGGCAGTACATTGAGGAAGCAATGCAAGACAAGATAAGTAAGGGAGAAGCTAATCCATTCGGTGATGATTTGTTTGAGGCATCTTCCTACTTGTCAAAGTATGTATGGGATGCTATAGCTGATGTGATTGTATCAGCAAGAGAGGTGATGACATACATCAAGGATGTAGCAGATGTGTACTCAGACCACAACAAGCACATGGAATGGGTCACACCTACAGGCTGGCTAGTGCTACAGAACTACAACGAAACAGACAGCAAGAGGATTAAGACACACATCAATGGTAACACTGTATCACTATCCTTTCCTAAGGACAGAGAGAACGCAGTGCATCGTAAGCGTACAGGCTTGGGTAGTAGCCCTAACTTCATACACTCTATGGATGCAGCAGCTATGACCAAGACTATTAACAGAGCATCCAAGCTTGGTATCGAGGACTACGCAATGGTACACGACAGCTATGGTACACACTCAACCAACATGCCTATGCTATCTGAGGTACTGCGTGAGGAGTTTGTTAATATGTACGAACAGCATGATATCTTGACAGAGTTGAGAGACCATGCTATAACAGTGCTTGGTACACAGGATGTTCCTGTTCCACCAAGTAAAGGTAACTTAGATTTACGTGAGGTTCTAAAGTCACAGTACTTCTTTGCATAAATCCTAAAGTTACATCATAGCCTAATCATAATTATAGGAGAATATAAATTGGAAATTATTAAAGGCAACGCTCGATGGGCAAAAGTATTTGAACCAGATACTCGTTATGTTCCAGAGGGTGAGTACTCTATTCAGGTAACAATACCTGAGGCAGAAGCAACAGAAGTGTGTGAGCAGTTCAACAGCATGATAGAAGCTAAACGTGCTGAAGCTGTCAAGGATAACCCTAAGTTAACAAACGTCCTGTCCACACATCAACCCTTTGAGATGGATACTGATGAAGCTGGTACACCTACTGGTGACATTGTATTCAAAGCTAAGATGAAAGCACGTGTCAAGTCAAAGGATGGTAAGGTGTACGAGCAGAAGCCTATGGTTGTGGATGCTAAGAAGACACCCCTTGATGGGTCTACCCTGATTGGCAATGGTTCTGTTGTTAAGATTGCAGTCGAACCTTTCGCTTACATGATGCCAGCCACTAAGACAGTGGGTGTCACACTACGATTGAAAGCTGTACAAGTCATTGACATTGTAGAGTATGGTAACAATGCTGCCTCTATCTTTGAGGAAGAGGATGGGTTTGTTACTACTGCTGTGCAGAAGGATGACGCACTTGATGTCTTTGGTGGTGATGCTGATGCCGAAGGGGACTTTTGAAGAGAGGGTCATTGATGACCTGAATGTACGTGATGTTCCATATATGTATGAGCCAGAGAAGCTGGCCTACTATGTGGAGCGTCACTACGTACCTGACTTGAAGGTTGGTACTATGTATGTAGAGTTGAAGGGATACTTCAGACAGGATGCACAACGAAAGATGAAGGCCGTTAAGGCACAGCATCCAGAGTTGGACATCAGGTTTGTATTCCAGAAAGCAGACGCTACAATACAGGGTGCTAAGAAAAGGAAGGATGGCTCAAAGATGACCTGTGCTGAGTGGGCAGACCGTAATGGTTTTGTTTGGAATGAGGGCAGTATACCAGAGGAATGGTTATGAGTATTGTAGATGTTACAGAAGAGATTGTATCTGAGATTGACTTGAACGCTGAGTTCAACAAGGATGGCTTACGCTTCTCTGTCTATGTAGATGAGGCAGAGGTACATGAGCATGTTGATTATGTGGACATGGCATACCTTATGGTACAGGATGAGGACAAGTATCCACCTGAGGTACTAGTGCCTATTCGTAAGGGTCTGTCTCGTATGGTAGACATACTTGAAGAGGCAGAGATTGATGGTTGAGGACGGTGAGTTTATCAGGCACGTTGCCTGTCCTCACTGTGGCAGTAGTGATGCCAACGCTTTGTATAGCAATGGTAAACACTACTGCTTCTCTTGCCAAACACTAACACCAGCTAACAATGAGGAAGCTATGGCAAAGTTTGAGACACACGACACAGGCTTCTTGGACATAGAGTACAGGGATTTACTTAAGCGTGGTATCTCTCAAAAGACTTGTCAGTTCTGGGGCTATGGTGTTACTGATTACAAGGGACAGAAGGTACAGGTTGCTAACTATCGTAGCAGGGCTGGAGATTTGTCAGCACAAAAGATTAGGTTTGCCAACAAGGACTTCTCTGTTGTTGGTAACATTAA